CCCCTGCGCGGACGCACACGAGGCGAGGAGCGCGATCACGCCCTTCGTCTCGTTCTCCGCCTCGGCCAGGTCCGACATCGCACCAAACGTCGGCTGGGTCAGCGCGTACGTCTTCCCGTCGACAACGAAGTCGAACGGCGCGCGCCTCGTGCGACGATCCTGCGGCTGCTTCTTCGGGGCCATGTTGGGTCACTCCTGTGCGGATGGTGTGCGGATGTGAAGAACCCGACCGGCCCGGCGTCCGCACGCACAGGACCGGCCGGGGCTGTCAGGGAATGATCAACGCCGTGTAATACCGGAGCGGGTTCGTGTAGGCGGTGATCGTCACCTCGTACCCGACCGCGTCCGTGCCCACGTACGTCTTGTCACCGACTTCGGTGACCTCACCCTCGGCGATCACCGTGCGCTCGATGATCGCGCCGTCGATCACGTCGATGATGAACGCCTTCCGACCGCCCGTGTTCGCCGGGTTGATCGTGATGAGGCCGGTCACGTCGGTCACCGCGGAGCCATAGAACAGCTCGACAGTCTCCTTCTTCGTCTCCACCATCGTGAACGTGAACCGCAGCGACGACTCAGTCACGACGGTGCGTGCGATGGCGGAGTCTTGCCAGATGCGGATGTCGTCGGTGGTCCGGTCGCGGGTCTCCGCGATGCCGTCCTCACTGATCGCACCGAGGCCCTTGAATGCGACGTTCGGGGTTGCGATGGCGGTGGTCGGGAGTGCGGTTCCGGTCGGGGCGACGTACACCTCTCCGGTGATCGCCACGCGGACATTAGTCGTGGCAACAGCCATGGTGATGCTCCTTCTGATGGGTCGCCGCGAACGGGCGCGGATGGGCGACCACCGGTGCGGAGCGGTGGACGAACTGGGTCAGGCGGACGGGACGAGTTGCACGCCGCGGATCATCAGCTCGACCAAGGCGTACCGGCGACGCGCGCCGGGTTCCTCGATCGCTGACGGACCCGAGAGCGTCGCGGCGCTGACCACGGGGGACCCGTTCGGCCAGGCCATGATCAACGCGAGGACCATATTCGCCAGGTCGGTCGCGTCGGCGTCGGTGGCGGCCCAGATGTTGAGCCGAAGGCGGGGGTGCTCGAACAGGCCACGCCGGGGGCCACCGTCGCGGGTGACGGTCACCTCGCGGGGTGTCCCGCCGTAGATCGCGGAGACTGTCACGTTGTCGGTGTAGGACTCGGAGCGGGCCAGGATCGCCGCACGGAGGTAGACGATGGCGTCGGCGACGATGTCACCGAACAGGACCGCCGGGACCGGCATCACACACCGCCGCCGGCGTCGAGTGCACGGACCAGGTTCCCCGTCCGAGCTTCCACGACCATCGCGTACGGGACGGTCGCGCCGACCCGGACCACAGCCCGGTCCGTCGTGTCATCCGCCAGGAACAGTGACGCCTTGTACGCGCCGGACGCAACCGGGGCTGACTCTTGCGCGGCAGCGAGGACCGGCTCACCGCGGCGGTGGAGCTCGGCGCGGATGTCCTCAGACTTCAGCAGGTCCTCGATCTCCCGAGAGTGCGTGACCACCTTGACTGTCGCGGACATCAGCCCTCCGACCGGGTCAGTTTCACCACGACGCCCGGTTCCCACCCGGTGAAGGGCGACTTGCCGTCCCACGGGTGACCGTCGACGTCGTACGTGTCACCACGGACCACAACCCGGTCTGAGACGGCCACAGTCGTCCCAGGAGGCGCGTACAGGGTCGGTTGGGTACTCACGGCCATGCGGAACGTCTGAGGCGTCTCCGTCGAGATCCCGGGGTCGAACCCGCACCCCTCGACGGTGGTCGACGTCCAGGTCCAGGTGGGTTCCCCGTAACGATCCGGGGCGCCCGCCACGCGGGACTGGATGGTGGCAGTCTCCCCGAACGGGAAGATCACGCGGTCACTTCCCACAACGGGAATCCGGCGATGTCCGCCCCACATGAGCAGTACGTCGCCCCGAAGTACATGGAGCAGATGTCCGCGTGGACGACCCCGCAACCGACCATGTCCACGGTGAACGCGCCGGTGCCCTCAGTGCCCAGGCACATGCCTTGGAGCTCTTGGATCTCCGTCGGCCAGAACCGTGGGGTCGTCTTCGTGTCGACAGTCATCCCGTACGGGCCGGCCGTCTGCGTCGTCGTGATCCCGGTCCCGGACTCGTTCCAACGGAGGACCACCCCCCGCAGGATGGCTTTCGCCGCGTCCGGGTAGGCGAAGTCCTCGTCGAGGATGCAGGGGGCGAGCCGGGCAGCCCGCGCCAACGTGTCGTCGATCATGGCCTGAGCCTTCACCTCGTCGATGACGGCGAAGGGTTCCAGATCGGCGGGCGTCAACGTCACGGCTGCCACGGCCCAACCTCCGTTACTTGCTGGTGTTTGCGGCGGCCTTCTTGGCATCCGCCTCGCTCATCCAGCCAGCGGACCCGAGCAGGCGATCGGCCTTCTCGCTCGGCACTGACACGACACCACCGTTCGCGTGAACGAGCCGAACGGTCTTCTTCTCAGCCTTCTCAGCCACAGCGGGCCTCCTCTGTTGAAGGGGACTAGACGAGGTCGTGGATCTTGGCGATGGCGTTGAGGTCGGCGATGCCCCAGCCGTAAACAACCTCAGCGCGGAACGCGACCTGGTTGTTGCGTTTGAGGTCGCCGCCGCCGTCCGGGTCGCCGTACTTGATCAGCTCGAGGCCGATCGACTTCTGCACACCCCAGCGGACCGTGTCGAAGTTGCCGACGAACGCGAGCACGTGGGTGTCGACCGCGATGACGCCCGCGCCGGAGACGGTGTTCGACACCGAGGCGCGGTGACCCTCGAGGTCGGACACAGCCGTGCCGAGCACGAAATCGGGGTAGTTCTTCTGCTCGGTCGTGGTGTTCCGCAGTCCCGCGAACAGCGCCGCGTACGTCGGTGACATGGCGATGTCACGAGGTGCGTAGCCGTCGGCGAGGACGAGCGCGTCCGCCGCGTCGAGGCTCACGTACGGCTTGTTCGCCGCCACGTACTCGACCAGGTTGGTCGTGTCGGTGAGACCACCGTTCATGGCGACCACGACGGCACCGCCGGTCGGGTTGATCTCGTGCATCACACCGAAGTCGAGCGCACGGGACAGCGCCGGCTGGACAAGGTCGAGGATCTCGTCCACGACCCCGAGCTGCCGGTCCGCGTCAGCCCACAGGACTTCCTCGTTGAAACGAAGCGTCTTGTGGAACTTGAACGGCTTGATCGTCTTGCTCGTCGGGGTGACCGTGGAAGCGCCCTTCGCGCCGCCCTCAGCGACGTACTCGGCCTCGCCGATGTCGAAGGTCCACGACTCGCCCTCGCCGTAGGTCATCGGTGTCGGCGTCGAGAGGGTCGCGACGACCGAGCCGTTCTGGATCTTGCCCAGCCATGCTGTGAGCTTCTGCTTGGGGATCGTCAACGATCCGGTTGCCAGTGACGTCATTGTGTGTGCTCCTGTGTTCAGTCAGCCGTCTGGAAAAGTTGCTTCGCAAACTCGGCGAGCTCGTTTTCCTTGGGCTGTGAGGTTTGGCCCTCGCGGGGTACGACGTTGTTGGTCCTGGCCTTGTTGGCCGCCGCGTCTCGGTAACCTGCGGCGACTTCCCGCATCCCTTGTTCGGTTGGGATATGCGCCAACGTGGCCGCTTGCGTCTCGGACAGCGCGAACTCTGCGACGATCTGAAACCGTTTCGCCGAGAGTTGCGTAGCCTGGATCTCTGCCTCGAGCTGCGTGATCCGATCCGCGGTCTTCTGCGCCTCGGTCTTGTTGGCTTCCTCGATCTTGTCGAGCTGCGCAGCCTTCGCCTTCACGTCCGCGTAATCCGCGAACTTGGCGCGCTCACGGTCGATCCGTTCCTTGATGACCTTGTTCAGATCGTCCTGGGACGTGATCGGGGTGAAGTCGGGTTGCGGTGCGGGTGACGTGGCCCCGCTCTTGCCGTCGCTCGACTCGTTCGGGGTGACCTGCTCGGGCATTGGTCCTCCTGTCCGCGCGTTGACCGCCGCGCGTGGGCGTAACCCCGCTGAACGGGGGAGTCTCAGAACGCGGGGGCAGCCCCGCAGTTGCAGTGATCATGTGACGTGAAGTCCGCGCTGGCCTCGGTGTAGACACCACCGCGGGACAGCAACATCCGGCAGAACCCGCACGACGACCCGACACCTACGCGCTTCCAGCCCCGCGCGTGCGGGTCCTTCACGCTCGACACGGTGATCGTCTGGCGTGCCGCGTTCGCGATCCGCCGTTGCAGGCCCCCCGCGACGAGGGTCTGAGCTGACGCCCAGTCCGGGTCCGCCGCGTACAACGGGCCGACACCCCAACCAGCGAGCGCGTCCGTGCCCAGGTCGCCGAGCTCGACGGGGATCGCCGTGAACCGGCCACGCACCTCGAGCGCTTGCCGCGTGTCGTCGTACCAGTCCGCAGCCAACGCAGCCGCGGCTGTCCCGTACCGTTCCGCCACGACCGGCAGAACCTCGGTCAACGCCGCCTGTGCCTCGTCTGCCGTCTCGACCACACGCCAAACCGCGGCCAGGTCACGCTCGGCCAGCGTCGCGAGGGCCGCGACACCGCTAGAAAGTTCCAGCGCCGTTGGCAACAGGACCCCGAGCGGCAGCGGCAGCGGTCAGATCCGCGAGCACAGTCCGGCCGGCAGCGCGGCGCTTGTCCGCCATCGCCCGCCGGATCTGCTGCTCATCCAACCCCAGCAGCTCCAACCCGACCTCGGACTCAGCCAGCCACGGAACCGCCGTGATCTGCTTCATCCCCGCGTCAGCCTGGGCCGCCCGCGAGAGGTACAGCGGGGACCGCCACTTCGGTTCGATCGACGCCCACTCAGGGGGCACCTCAGACAACCCGTTCGCCATCGCCAACGCCCGCGACAGGGACCGCTGCAACGGCGGGCCCCAGTCATCGGTGGCGCCCTCAGCCTCAGCGATCAGATCCTCACGCGAGGCGATATACGAGTCCGAAGACGTCGGGTTCGACATGTCCGACACACCCAGCGACGTCAACGGGATCGACGTCTCACCCGAGAACAGTTGCGCCTGCTGCTTCAGCTGGTCGATGTGCGGCTGCGGCGACGACGCCGCAAACTGCTTCACGTCCGCGCGGGGGTTCGTCTGCTCGTCGTCGTCGGGGATGCCCATGACCCGACCAAGCATCATCTGCCACGCCGCCTTCTGTGACCCGTCGGCGTTCTTGAAGATCGACTCGTCCGCACCGAGGAGCCACATCTGCGGGTACGAGTACACATCCGCGTGACCTTCCATGCGAATGATCGTCCGCAACGCCTGGTCGTGCAGCGACATCACCGGGCGGGAGATCCGGGCCGTACCGAACGGGCGACCCACGCGGGGTTTGTACACCAACGGCTCAGCGGGAACGCCCCACAGGTGCTCCTGCCGGTCCGACGACCAGACGCCCATGTCCTTCTCGCCGGTGATCGTCAACCCGTCCAGGTACAACGTCAGCGCGGTCGGCCTGCCCTGGTCGTCCCGTCCAGTGATCGACAGGAGATTGTCGAGCTGCCGGGTTCGCGGGTTCCAGTCCCCGGTCGCGCTCATCGCGTCCTTGACGTGGATCAGGCCCGCCGGCTCACCAACCCCGCCGCGGGTGTTCACCAGGAACGACGTCCCGTGGATCAGCGACGAGATCGTCCCCGACGACACCTCCGACCCGAGGTGGTTCGAGTCCCAAACGTTGCGGTACCCGATTGAGTCCAAGTCACCATCGGGCCACACAAAAGCGTCCAGGTTGCAGCGACGGGCCAGAATGTCCACAGCCTTCGCCGACCAACCGAGGACGATCCCGATGTTCCAATACTGTGGCGGGATGATCGCCCCCACCTGACGGATCGCGCGCTTCCCGTCGTAATACGACGCCCGCAACAGATTCCGCGGCATCTTCTGGTCAAGCTGCTCGAGCAGGTGGTTCAGCGTCGCGTTCTCGTCGTCGGACGTGTCCGGCAGGATGATCTTCGGGGTGGGGGTGGCGACGAGAGCAAGACTCACAGCACCGTCCCCCTTCTGGGCTTGCCGGAACGGGACGGCTTCTGGACCTTCGCCGCCTGAGCACCCCACAACGCGAGCGTCGCCGACTGGATCGGCGTGATGTCGCTCGAGGCGGTCGCGCGGGAGAACACCCACATGCCCGTGTCACCGAGCCGGCGCTTACCCGCGATCGACACCGCCGACGACATCTGCACCTGCCGCGGGTGCCGCACACTCCCGGTGACGACACCTTCGAGCACCTTCGAGCAGGCCGCGCCAATCTCCGTCACCTTCGGGCAGGTCACGTGGAGCTTGGCCGACACGAAATCGGGCAGCAGCGCCTTGGTCGGAGAGCCGGCGTCCGCGATCACAGCCCGGATCTGCGGGTTCGCCGCCAGGAGCGCCTTCACGTACGGGACAACCCAGTCGGACCCGTCCCGGTGCTCGTCGAGCTCGATGTGCCACGAACCATCCGCGCGCTGACCCGCCAACGACACCGACGCCCACCGCAGATCAGGACCGGCCTCGACACCCAACGCGAACCGATCAACCGCCACTGAGAACTCGTCGCCGGCATCCGTCCACAACCCGAACGGGATCACCGCGTGACCACCGACCGTGTCCCAGATCCCCATCGCCTCACGCATGAACGAGTCATCCGTCAGGTTCTCCCGCATCCGCAAGACCGCCGTCGACGGTGTCCGCCGCGGATACGACGGGTTCGCCCTCGCCCACTGCGCCCGGTCGTCCGGGTCCGCGTCCGGGTCCGCGGAAAACTCCAGATACGCCATGTCGTCGGACTTCCCCGACAGCGCCTTGTCCCGCTTCGACCGGAACACCTCACCAGGGTCCGTCGGCTTCGGTGGGGTCCCCGTGAACAACAACAACGGGTTCACGGCCTGGTTCATCGCCGGGACCATGTCGTCAATCGCGTTCTCCGTCAGGATCTGCGCCTCGTCGAACACCAGGACGTCAACCTCGGAGAAACCCCGACCGAACCCGCGCTCACGAGCACCAAACAAGATCCGGGACCCGTTACGGAACCGGATCTCCTCATCACCGGACCCTAGAACGATCTTCTCCACGTGCGGGGCCACCTTGCGGCGCTTCGCCAGCATCTGCATCGACGAGAACGTCTCGGCCGCCGTCCGCAACCGGTGAGCCGTCCATATCACCGTCAGGTTCGGGAACAGCAGACACAACGCGAACGCGATAGCGCCCAGCAGGAACGTCTTCCCAACCTGCCGCGGGATCGACATGACCACGCCGCCAACCGAAGCCGCATACGCCCCGCTCGAGCGCTTCCCCAGGATGATCCGCCCCGCGCCGTCCTGCCACGGGTCAAACCTGATCCCCAGCTCCGCGCACTTGTCCCGGACCGCCGGCCAACCCGTCGACGCCAGACCAGACGGCAAAACCGTGTGCCGGGCTAGGTCAGACAGCTTCCCAGGCTGCGTCAGGCGTTGCGCCAACCTCGGCCGCCTCCTCACGGACACGGACGTCGATCGCCTCGATCTCACGAGCGATCTCCATGAGGCGACGAGTCAACGCAGCAAGATCACGCGCCGGGGTCTCCCGCGACTCGACCTCACGAGCGACACGAGTCCGCATCGCCACCAGAAGGTCCCGATGAGTGCCAGCGGACGCGGCCTGGGAGACGGATAGCGGCGGCTTCGGAGGAGCGGTCTCAGCGGCGGTGACCGAGCGCAGACGAGCTGCCACGACGCACCCCCTTGGAAAAAACGCTTGGGAACGAGGCTCAGGGACAGACGGCGCCTATGCCAGGAATTTTC